CAACCTACAGGGATCTCAAAAGGTACGATGGTATGTACCAATGGATCAAACTCTGTAAAGGCTGCTCCCTCCGCTACATCCCAGTTGCCTTCAAGGAGCTGTCTCCTTTGTACATCTGGTAGTGCTTTGAGCATCTGTTCGTAACGACCATCCTCAGAAAGATAGGGATTGTCATCGAGACGAGCAGGTATAAACTTTCTTGTTAGACCGTCATGACCTATAAAAGGTTCATTAGAAGGGTTAGGGTCTATATAACGCTTCTTTACCCAGTGTGCGCCTGTACCGCCCGGATTAGCTGTACAACGCATGTATGTTTCTATTTCTGAGTCTGTTGTACGCAGCCGTGAAGCTAAGTAGTTCCAAGCAAACTCCGTGGGGAGATGTGTAATCTCGTCAAAGCCTATCCAAGAATATGCTTGACCTTGGTAACGGTAGACATCTGCATCTCGTTCCAAGAACCCAAACTCTATTTTAGCCCCGCTTGGGAAGTTCCAGAGCTTTTCTACTTCTTTATACTTACACCCCGGAAATGCTTTAGGGTACAGCTCCCTGCTCTTGTCTATAATCTCTCGAAGCTCAGGCATTGACCTTCGTATGATTAAACCCCTGTGAGCCGCCCTATGAGCGTATCTGAGGGGATCTATGAGCATAGCGTAGGACTTACCACCCCCTGCTGCTCCACCGTACAGTACGTCCGTCTCAGGGGCTGCTAGGAAGTCTGTCTGTGGGCCTGCGTTCGGCTTGAAGATAACATTGTCTTTAGCTTCGTCTCGGAGAGACTTTGGTACTAAATCTAGTATATCTTCTGTTATTAACTTGCTTGTATTGTCTTTGTCTAGCTTTGCTAAGGTTTCTTTAGATGCTTTAACCTTAATACGCTCTGAAGCTAGCTGAGACTTTAGCTTGTCTGTTTTCTTCTGCTTTTCTCTGACTGCTTTTTTAGCAGCCATTTTAGCCTTAGTCTCTGAGTGAAAGCTGTAACTCCTACTCTTAGATCCTTTCGGCCTCCCAGTTACTTTTTTAGGCGTTCCATCCTTCTTTAGAATGAACTCGCCTTTATCGTCTTTTAAGTAACTATCTGGATTCTCTTCCCAATCTGTCATCTTTGTCTATTATCTTCTTTAAACCAACGTGGCTGATAGGACGGCCTGTAGAATGATAAAGCCAATCTGCTGCATCCCTTAAGGATAAGCTTTTAGTTTTAACAAGAGTCTTTATATGTTCTAACTCTTCTAGCTCTTCGGGTACAGCTTCTAGGTACTTGGGGTCTTTGGAGAGTTTAAATCCAAAAGGGATCGTGCTACTGGTTCGCTTCATATGTAGCCTTAGCGGGAATAATGAATAACCCTGCGCTTACATTTGCATTAACATCTAGTTTTTCTTGTTTTCCTAGTCCTGTGCGGTCTAGGATCGTTTGAGCAGCTTGTAGTCTGAGATTAGCTTGGGGGATAGGTACATCTGAGTGCATCACTTCCACTAGCTTCATTGCAGCTTGCGGTGCGGATTGAGCTAATATGTTAGAGGCTAAATCGATTATTTCATGTTTGAGAGATTTGACAACTTGCCAATGACTATTATTAGCGTACCCTGCCAGTTCCGCAGCTTTCTTAGGATCACCTCCAGTTTCTACTAGTGCATCTAAAAAGCTTTGTTGTTTAACTGTTAGTTCTTTGTTATTCATGTTAGGTATTATACAGTCTAATTAACAATTTGTCAAGTTATATTTGAAACTAATTAATACTTGACAAAATGGAGTTTCGACTGTATAATATCTTTGTAGCCCACCGGGTCACATATAGATATACAGTGAAAGGAGTATCTCCTTTATAGATTGTATTAGGTCTTTATAGATCCCCCCATTTCTTTTAAGTCTTTAAAGCACCCGCCCAAAGTACTTAACAGGCTTTAGAGTCTTTAGAGTTCCCGCCCTAACTGCTTAACACTCCAAAACCTCCCAAAATGTATATGATTTAGTATATATACTAGGGGGGGTGGGGTGGCCTCCTGCCCCGACCCCTAAGTCTCTAAAGACTTAGAAGTCTACCAAGCCTCGTGAGCCTCAGCTTCGCTGAGAAGTTTAAGAGATCTATAAAGTCTTAGGAACTTTATAGATCTCTTAAGCTGTCGAGAATCCTCAGGTCTAGTTTACAACTAGACTTTAAAGATTTTAGAGTCTCTAGAATAAATTCTAGAGTCTAGGAAGTCTTAAAATTCATAAGCTTATGGAGTTAATTGCCCTAACATAAAGTCTCTAAAGACTTTATAATTCTCCCCAGTATTTAGTCTTGAGAGACTAAATTAAACTCCTGCTGCAAATCCCGCCAAAAATCCTCATGTATGCGCCCTTTCACAACCGCATAATGCTCAGGGAAAGCGCTTGACAACAAAAGCCGATTGCTCCACGCAGTGTTTCACAACCGCATAATGCGCAGGGAAACGACTTGACCTTGGTAGCTAGATGTTCTACTCGCGTTGTTTCACAACCGCATAATGCGTAGGGAAACGACTTGACCTCCTCAGCCAAATGTTCTACTCGCGTTGTTTCACAACCGCATAATGCGCAGGGAAACGACTTGACCTTTCAGCTCAGAATTGTTAGACGCAGTGTTTCACAACCGCATAATGCGCAAGGAAACGAGTTGACCAAAGCTTTCCGGTTCGGTTAGTCAGGCTTGTATGTACGCTCTTTCACAACCGCATAATGCTCAGGGAAAGCAGTTGACGGCAAATCGACCCTGTGTCTCTAATGGAAACCGTCACCAAAACGGTGGCATCAAAAATCCATCACAACACAAGGTACATAACATGACTACATACTCAAACATCCCTGCAAACCAAACAGCAACTTCAAAGCAAGTCTACGCCGTAGCTAGCAAGTTTACAGCTTTGTACATAGACACAAACAAGCTTGACCGCAAGAAGACTTGGAAAATTGTGAGCAGCAGAGTTTACGCTGTTCTTATGAATCACAAGGATGTGATCACTCACAAGGATATTCAGCAGCTTTTTGCTCTCGAATCCATGCCACAGTTTATAACTGATAACATGAAAACGGAAGGCTTAACAGACACTCCCAAGCCAGTTAAAACTAAGACTGCACCCAAGCCTAAGGCAGTTAAAACAAAGACTGCCCCTAAGCAGCTACACTCAAAGTTTGTTGCTAAGCTCAACGCCGAGGCAGTTAAAACCAAAGTCGCCAAGCCAGTTAAAACTAAACCCGCCCCCAAGAAATCAGTTAAGACAGATGATGGCATGGATGCTCGAATGACCTTCGTTGAGCAAAACGGAGTTATCATGATGGAAAAGATAGAATCCATTGAGTCTGGCCTTGCTGCAATCCTCCTCGCAGTTAAAGGTTAATAATTAAATAGCCCCTTCGGGGGCTTTCCCAAGGAGTTTTAAATATGACAGATTATGAGTTAGATGTTCAGTTTTATAAACAATATATATCTGATGCTCATAAAGATATTTATGGGTTTAGGCCAGTAGACACTTTGTCAGATGATTTAGTAGTTTTAAAAACTACTGCCAATGCTTTATCAGAAATAATCAAAGAGGAAGAAACAGATGTTAAATTTTAAAATTAGAAAAGACAGTAAAACTATATGGCTAGACAACTCTACAGCTGACACCGAATCTAAAGTATCATCTGTAAAGATCTTTCAGATTGAAAAGAATTCTATAGTTCATACTGTCCATAATCATGGGGCATACAGCAGGACTAAACTTACTTTTAAACTTAAGACAGGTGAAGAGCAGGAAGTTATCTTATTTGAAAACTAAATAATTAAAAGATCTTAATAGACCTTGAACATAGTGAAAGGTCTATAAAGATCTAAAAGACCGCCGAAGACCGACCGACCAACCTAACCGAAAAGGAAATTACCATGACTAAAGAATTAGAAATTTTAACTGAAGCTCTTGTTGATGCTGATGCTGCTGCCCTTGAAGCAGCTTGTACTCCAATGTATTTAACTGATGGTACTACCAGTTATACAGTTAACGATGGGGTCTGTGGTTTCGCTTGGGTTAATATCAGACCTGCTAGAGGTAAGTTTGTACAGCTTCTTAAAGACTCTAAGATTGGCAGCACCGACAGTTATTATGGTGGCTATACAGTTTGGAGTAGAGCTAATACTCAATCTCTTACAAGGAATGAGGAGTGGGCTAGGGCATTTGCTAGAGTATTAAACTTAAATGGTATCAAGGCTACTGCCGCCTCACGAATAGACTAAATTAATTATAGCCCCTTCGGGGGCTTTGGAGAACTAAACATATGATTAAACTAGCAGCAATACTTACTTTGTTTAAATTTTATATCAATCCAGTTTGGAAACTTACTTATCATCAGAACTATAGCGCTTCATCTCCTTACAAACTAAAACAGTTTGAGCATACAGTTATGATTTCAATACCTAATAGTGGTGGTCACTCTTATTATATTTTTGAGAGGTAGCAGTATGGGGACACTAATATTAATTAGATATTTATTAGATCCTCGATGGGTCTTAGTAGCAAGGAACGATTACAGTATGAGGAAACGGAAATACAAATACAGTATTTCAAATAATATTGTATACATTTCAAAGCCTTACAGATCAGGTCATGTTCACTATATATTTAACTTAAAAAAGGAATTAAACAAATGACTGAAACATTACATCATGCAAAAGTAAGAATCGAAAAAGTCTACGGAGTTAGAAGAATCTATCCTGTTAATGAGACTGCTGTTCTCCTTTCGGAATTAGCAGGGACTAAAACATTAGCTGATGAAACTATAGCAATAGCTAAGAAACTAGGCTTCTTGTTTCATGTAGAAGCACCGAAGATATAATATAATATAATATATATTAAACCTTTATAGTCCTTTAAGGAACTGAAAGGACTATAAAGCTTTATTAAAACGGCGAGGCAGCAACGATGCAACCAACCAAGCAGGAATTCAACGAAACACTATTAAAAATTACTGATATGTTAGATCAAACATTCCCCGACGACACTGATTTGCGATTGATTCAAGTAGCAATGGTGTTTTTATTGATAGAAATAAGTAAAGATATTGGATTTACTCAAGAGCATTTTGTAGACAGTATAAATAAAACATGGCATCTAACCGATCACTCAGATAATTTACATTAGGAGCAAACTATGAACTCAGTAAGAAAAGAGAATGCATATTTTGATAATAATACTCAGGCAATTCAATGGTATAGCTTTGCTGACAGCCTGAATCGAGCGGAAGTTCAAGTATTATTAAGTGCAAAAGGTCTTGAATATTGGCAGTTTTTATATCTTGTCGGAATACTAAAGGAGAGGACTTATGCAAGGCGTAGTTGAGGCAGTAATTAAATTA